CCGCACGGCGGCTTTCCAGTCCTTCATGTGGTTTTTCCCCACCATCCAACCCTTTTGCTCGTAAAAGGCTACAAAGCGCTCTGCGTTGACGTGATACCCCTGCGCCTGCACATAGGCGGACACATCATCAGCGGATGGCGGTGTGAAGCGCGCCCCGCGTGTATCACTCACACCGTTAGGTGGGAGTGATATATCTTTGGTTTTGTCTTTGGTTTTGGTTTTGTCTTTGGTTTGGTACGTTTCGTATACGGTCGTATTCGTTCGTATACCATCGTATACGGTCGTACCCTCCTGCCGTGCATATCGTTTCTCTATGTTGCGCTGGTTCTTTGCGCATCGCTCGTCATACGCTGCTTTCGCCCTGTTTATATCGTCCGCAATGAAATCAAATGCGATCGACTCCCGTCCCGTAAGTTCCTCCGTCTCTCCGGTCTCGCCATATTCCAGCAAAGCCCGTACAAGCCGACCTACCTCTTGATCTGAAAGTTTCTCTAATTTCTTGCGATAACTGTAATAAAAGGGAATGTACTCAAGAGCCACTATGCGCCACCTCTCAATCCTTCGGGTATGCGCCAATAATGTACATAATCCGCTCTGGATCAAAGCCGTAATTTACTGTGTAAGTCTTGCCTTTCTCCACAAGTTCAGCGGGTATCTCCAAGTGATACCCCCATAACACGTCGCAGTCTTCGCGCTTCTCGCCAAACTGTATAGCGCATGCAGCGTAATGCGCGTCAAGAGCACGCCTATATTTGTCTATGACTGCCAGCCGTTCCCGCTGCCGCTGCACCACGTTCTGCAAATGCGTGTTCTGCCTGCGCAGCGCCTTGATCTCCTCCTGCATCTTGCCCATTCACGTCACCCCCTTAGAAAGGCAAATCTGACATGTCGTCCTCGTCCATCTCCACGGACTGGCTATTGCCGCCCGTCCGAGGAAACGTGACCTTCGCGTCCGTGTCCTTCCAGCTGTCGCCAAAATACATATTGTCCGCCACGATCTCGGCGCTTCTGCGGTTGTTGCCGTTCTTGTCCTGCCAGTCACGCATTTGCAGCCGGCCCTCCACCACCGCCATGCGGCCTTTGGTGAAATACCTGGAAGCAAACTCCGCCGTACCGCGCCACGCCACAATGTCGATGAAGTCCGTGTCCTTGGTCCCGTCTGCGTTCTTAAAGTCCCGGTCTACCGCCAGGGCAAAACTGGCAACGGCGGTGCCGTTCTGTGTCCTGCGCAACTCCGGATCGCGGGTCAACCGACCCATAATGAAAATCTTGTTCAGCATATCAAATCTCCTTATAAGTAACTTTTTCCAAATTCTCGCCGGAAATCCTCTTCCGTCCAGCCCTGTTCCTGCATGGCCTTGAGCTGTCCGTACCGCCGCAGCCTGCGCATTTGTTCGCCGCTGCGGTGTACGGCTGTCTTGCCGTTCCTGTGGCACCTGTTGCCGCACAGGTACACCACAAGACCGTATTTTTCGCTTTTCTTGCGGTTGGCACCGCCCAGCAGATGGTGCTTCTCTAACGGATCGCCGGGGTCATTCCTGCCACACAAAAAGCATCTCTTACTCTCCATGCGCTTCCTCCGTCCCGTCCCACTCGTATTCCGGGCAGCTGTGAATGGCGTAGCTGTGCATGATGCCCGCCTTGCGGCCTCCTTTTTTCTTCACCGTAGGCGTAGCGTCCCATCCTGGCACCGGCTCCGGGCCTTTCCTCGACCAGTTGCAGTCGCCGTAGCACTTCTTGCACGTCCAGCAGGGCTGTATGTGCAGCTTGTTCATTTCGCCGCACCCCACTCTCTGTCCAGCTGGTTGTCCAGCAACCGTATTTGCAGCTTCATGGAGTTGATGGCCTCCATAGCGGACTTGTATACCACCTCTGCACAGTCTCTCTCAAACCGAAGCGCGGCGATCTCCGCCTTGCCCTTGCAGATGTCAGAAATGATCGTCACCGGCACGCCGTTGTCGCGTTCTGTAAGTATCTGTTTGGCCAGAGCTACCCGGTACGCCTTTTCGGCCTCCGCGTATTTCTGCCCCCGCCGCTTCAGCTCCGTGATGGCTACATCCAGCATCCGGCTCTTGTCCCGGATGTCATTTACCAGGTCACTCATGCTTCTTCTCCGCTGCGTTGGCCGCCTTCATGCAGCCCCAGCACAGCCGCTTGCCGTATCTGTCTATGGACTTGTCTGCGATGTCATCCGGGGAATACCTAATGCCCTGGCACGTCACGCTCTTAAGGGGCATACCGCAGCTCTCGCAGATGACCGCGCCCTTTTTGACGGGCTTCTGCTCCTGCCGCTTCACCTCGTCCGTGTCCGCGTCCTTTGTATCGTCGATGCAAAACAGCCCGTTCAGCGCGTACTTTCTGGCATAGCTGGATGCCATGCCGGTGATCTGGCTGTCATCCATGCCCTTCTTGTCCTGCGGCTCTCTGGCGTATGCGTCCGCTTCCACAACACCGTCGCTCTCCTGATCGGCAAGCGTGGCCGTAGCAACAACGTAAAACCGACCGGAAATCTCACGAACCGTGTCATTCAATATCAGCGTGGCATTGTTCTTGATGCACAGCGGCTTTACCGCCTCCAGAATGTCCTCGCAGCTGCGGTAATTGTACTTAGCAAAGCTGTTGTACTGCCCCTTTGGCGCTTTGAGTTCCTGCTGGATTGCCGCCAGTTTCCCATAGATATTCAGTCCCATCACTTCACCCCCATGTTCATCCGCTCGGCAATCTCCGCACCGTCCACCGCAACACCGGCTTTCAACAGCGGGGCAATGTCGCTCTTGGACACCGTGGGCGCGGCATACGTCACCTTGCCGTCATAGCCGTTGTCCATGCACCACCGCACCAGCTCCTCCATGTTGGTGATCTCTACCGCCGTGCTCTTGCGGTAGGTAACGGAACACTTCGCCGTCTGGAAAGGGTGCCCGTCCAGCGCCCGGTCAACGTAGTCCAGCAGCCGGTCACGCTTGCGCTCCATCGTGCGGCGGCGCTCCGCCAGCTCCTTTTCCTCGTCCCGGATGGCCTTTGCCTCCGCGTCCAGGCTCTTGGACCAGCACACCATGTTCTCAATCTTGTGTTCCCTGTCCATCTGCAGCTGCTCAAAAGCATCGTAGTCCAGCAGCTCCCCGGTCTCCGGGTCGATCAGCGCCTCCAGCGCCTGGTCAATGTGATACAAACTCAAGCTCATTTCTTTTCCTCCCATGCGTCCACCGTTCGGATGCATACATCGCACCCAACGGTCTCGCCGTAAATATTCTTGTACAGAGTATCTGTTTCTTCGCCGCACACCGGGCATCGCGGCGCCTTGTAGGGCTTCGGCTCCGCCCGCGGCTCCTTGTAGTCAAACACGCTCATGCCAGCCTCCCAGCCGCTTTCAGCACTTCCCGCATAGGCTTACGCGCTTTGAGTATGGACATGGCCCGCGCCGTCTCCCGCCTGTATTGCCGCCACAGGTCGCTCAGCTCGTCGCTCTGGTAGTACCCGTCCCCGTCGTTGCAGATCATCACGCCCTGCGTCTTTGCCTCGGCAACCGCCTTTCGCATCTTCCGGTCGGTGGTGTGCAGCGCCGCCGCCAGGTCTTCCCGGCTGATGGCGTTCCTGCGTCCCTTGGGGATCAGACCGGCGACCCGCTCCGTCTCCGCCGTCCGCATGGGCAATTCGGCTTTCTCGTCCTCGCCGAACAGATACGCCCTGCTGGCCCACAGCGCCGCCTCCAGCGCCTCGGTGACTTCCTCCGTGGGCAGGCACACGCCGTTTTCAAACCGGCTCACCATGCTCACGTCCATCCGGGGGTCTGCCAGCTTCAGAATGCCGCTGACCGCCTCCTGCGTCAGCCCCAGCTCCAGCCGCCGTTCCTTCAGTCGGTTCATCTTCCATCCCTCTTTCTTATCGCCTTTTTGGCGTTCTCGCGCCTTGCGCTGTTCATGCTGTAAAAATCACCCTCGCTGTACGATGCGTAGCGTTTCGCCTTGTCGGCCTCAACGTCCCGCCGGAACGCTTTGTAGTCCTCGCACTCCCCGTGGCACATCGCGTGTCTGCGCTGGCAGCCCTTGCAGGGCGGAGCCGTCCGGTTCACCAGTCCGATCATTCCCACTTCACCAGCGCTTTCACAACACCGGCCTGCGCCGCGTCCTCGTGGCTCATCAGCACGTCAACCGTGTAGCCGTACACCCCGGTATCGGCTGCTATGTAAGTCTTACCGCCAAGCGTCACGGTGCTGCCCAGCGGGATGATGTCCGGGTCTACCGCCACCGCCTCGCCGATGTCCACCCACAGGCCAGATGCCGTCAGCACCTTGCCGTCCCGCTGGTTCATGTGGGCGTAGGGCGTGCAGCACGCGCAGTACCCGGTGATGTCACATACCAATACGTTCTCCGCCTCCGGCTCCGCGATCTCTGCCGTGGGCGGTGACTGCACCACGTCCTCCTGCACCGGCGGCAGCGTCAGGCACCACGCCACCAGCACCAACAGCATCGCCCACAGGACGATTGCCACCGCCCACATACGCCTGCACCATCGTCTGGTACGGCATAGCCGGGAGTATTCCCGCGCCCGCCTGTTCCGCTCTCTCATCGCCCCAGCGCCTCCACGCCCTTGACGATAGCCCAGCTCAACCACGCCGCGCCGATAAACGCCAGCGTCCATGCAAACAAACTCATGTCGTTTCCTCCTTATGCCTCTGCGTGTCATTACAAATCTTTGCTACTCATTGCCGTGCCGTTGCAACACGTTACTTATCTGTTCTGTGCTTATCCTCTGCAATTCTAATCAAGGCGTATCCATGTATCGCCTTTGCTTTGTGTAATTTCACATCGCAATTCTCAGCCCTGCCCTTCCATTGCATTGCCATACTTTGCTCTACGCCGCGTCGCCTTGCCTTTGCTATGCCCAGCCGCGCTTCGGCTCTCCATTCATCGCCGTTGCGAAACTTGGCTATGCCATTCGTAGCATTGCCATTGCGTCACCACGCTAAGCCACGCTGTTCTATTCCTTGCATTTCCGTCGCGTTACGAAATTTCCTCCCAGCGAAAACGCCCTTTCCCGCTGTTTCGCCACTGACCAATGCCGGAAAACCGACCGTAGTCCAGCCACTCCCGCACAGCTTTCTCGTGATCGTCGCACAGGCACACTACGGTGAACTCGCACGTTGCCCCTGCGGGTATCTGCTCGGACAGCGCAAGGCTCACTCGCTCACCCTGCATCGTCTGCGCCCGCAGCGGGCGGCAGCACTCGCCCATCTCGCCGTCAAACAGGATAGGGATAGTACGAGGCTCCACGAAAATCAGTTTGTCGATCTCCTTCTTGAACGCCTTGATGCCGCTGGACGTAGTTCCTTTAACCTTCCGCAGACCGCCGCAAGTGTCCTTGAAGAACCCCTTGATCTGATAGTCGTAGAAAAACGGTGTCCCATCGTCCAGTTTTGGGAAGATGGTCTTGCCCTTCTCCACCACGCCATCCACGCCGATGGCGGCCACTTCGTCTTCCATCGTGGCCGCATCCGGGGAATTGCTTGCCACGAATGCACGATAAATGTCAGGATCTCCAGGGCAAGTGCCCAAAACCGGCTCGGTAAACGTCAGCTTTACTTTAATCTCTTTCATTCTTTTTCCTCCTGTCGAATGTACTCGACCTCGATAATTTCCATTCCGTTCTGCCGTGCCCATAACATCACGGCAATTTCAGCACACGTCATAACCTCTTGCCTTTCCTCTGCGGTCGTGGTATACTATCCGCAGAACATTTTGGTAGATGTTTCGGAGACGCCCTGTCCAGTGCCGCAACCACTGGGCGGGGTTTTTTCTTACCCCTGCGGCATCGTCCCCATCAGCTCCTCCACCTTCACGCCGTAGTGCTTCGCTACCAGCTTCGCGTGCTTCGGGTGCGGCTTGATGCCGTTCTTCCAGTTCGTAATGGACGTCTGATGTACGCCGATAGCCTTTGCCAGTCGGTAACTCGTCTCGCCGTGTTCCTCCTGCAACCGTGCGAGGTTTTCACCAAATCCCAAAATATCACTCCTTCCTTTTTGCCCCTTGCCCACTCTTGATAACGCATGGTAAAATAGAGTAGAGAAAGGGGGTGAAATAATGAACTCTGTTGAAAAGTATGCGTTTGATACCGCAAAAGAAATCGTCATCGCCAAAATGACAAGCTCAACAACATCTTCCGACAAAGCCGGCGGAAAAAATGTTGCTGATTTCTTCGAGGAAATCTACAACCGCCTGTTGACCCTGTCTAACAGCAAAAGCTAACCCTTCTGCATATCAGCCAACACCTGTGCGACCGCTGCAAGAGCTACCACCTCTTGGGCGGTCGAACTCTGTTTCGCAAACCTCTCAACAACCTCGATCAGAGCGTTCTCCAACCGGTCGTTAATAGTAGCGTTCAAATTTTCACCTCCAAAGTTAGATTATTTTCTTGACAAATTAGAGTATTTGTGATAGTTTGGTTTTGCTACAAACTTTCCTATCACGCCAGCCCTATTTATCGGGGTGGTGCAGGTTTTTGTTGCCTGTCCACGGTCTAATTATAGTCGAACTTCAACCAAAAATCAACTGTAATTCGACCATCAATTTAACCAAAATTCGACCGTTGATTTTATGGGATTTACCGAAAACTTTAATTACTGCATGGAGCAGCGCAATTATTCTGCGTACAGATTTGCAAAAATTCTTGGCGTCAATATTCAAAGCCCTGTTAATTGGAAAACCGGCGCTTCAATCCCCCATTACGGGACGCGCCAGAAGATTGCTGAGCATTTCGGCATCACGCTTGCGGAGCTGGACGGTGACGAACTGCCCGTCCTGCCGCCAGAAGGCGCAAAAAAAGCCCCCGCCGCAAAGGGCGAGGACGAAGCAAAGCTTGCACAATTTGTAGACGGCTTTATGCGCCTTACTCCTCAACAAAAGGACACTGTGCTTGCTCTAATAAAAGGCTTTCTACAAGATCAAGCATAACGTCTTTTTGCTCCGGGGTGAGCATCATAAAAAGCGCGGCGGCAATTTTTACCTGGTTGTCCATTTCTTTCCCCTTTCTTAATTTGACATATTATTTTCTCGGTATACAACTAAGTTAGTACACTTATGGTTACGCACAAGCTGTTTGTTGCCCACAAATGGGCAACAAATTAAAAAATATTTCAGGGGGAAGTGTTTATATGTGGGCCTTTGTTAAATAGCCCCGCTGCTCCCGCAACGGACAGCGGGGCTATTCTCGCCGGTGGCCTCTTGGCTTTCCGGCTGCACGTTCACACTAACAAATAAGGGTTTGGCAGGGCAATACCAAATTCGGATAATTACCGTTTGCGGCAAACCAGAATTGGAATTCTCCTGCCCAAAAAAGGAGTAAAAGGGGGAAATGGTAAAAACGTTGCAGGATTTGTGCAGGGATGCAAAAGACCGGCAGAATTTAACTATACAAGATTTGTCCGACATGACGGACATTTCAGCATCAACCATAAGTAATTTTTTCTCCGCGTCATCAAAGGAGCCGAGCGTGTACAAAATGGGTTTAATTTGTGCCGCGCTTGGAGTTTCAATGGATGAATATTTCGGGATTGAAAAAGAAGTGACAACGGAAGATAAGTTAGCACAAGCCAACGAAAAGCTGGCGCATCAAAAACAGATCCATGATGCCGATGTGCAGATAGCCCATCTTGAGGGCGGCATGGAGCAGATGGCAAAAACCATTAACTACCACCGCAAGAAATCGCGGGACACAAAATTTGCTATTTATGGCCTTACGTTTTTGTGCGCCATATTTATGGCTGTTATCGTGGGATATATCTTTTTTGACTACCGTATCCCCCACCAAGGGCTTATTCAGGGCGGAGAGGCCAGCATATTTGCATGGATTGTCTTTTTGCTGCTTGCGGTCGGTATTGGCTTTTTTGCCGCTATTTTGATGATGTATTTTCGCTATGCAAAAAAGTATACATTGTCGCCAGATAAGGGAGGAGATGAACAATGAATGTAGTATTGCGGGCAGCATTATACCCGCGTGTGTCCACGGAAGAACAGAAAAAGTTTGGCTTGTCTATTCACGATCAGCAGAACGACCTCGAAGAATACGCCAAAGCCCACAATATGAAGGTGGTAGGCGTTTTCCAGGATGCCGGGTTTTCCGCCAGAAAGAAGATTGAAAAGCGTCCCGCCATGCTTCAACTGCTGGAAGCCGTCAAGCGTGATGAGGTAGACATTATTCTTGTCACAAAACTGGACCGGTGGTTTCGCAACATCGGTGAATATTACAAGGTGCAGGAAATCCTTGAAGCTCACAACGTGTCGTGGAAAACGATCTATGAGGACTATGACACATCCACAGCGGCTGGCCGGTTGAAAATCAACATTATGCTTTCTGTAGCACAGGACGAAGCTGACCGCGCCAGTGAACGCATAAAAAAAGTGCTTGATGCAAAAAAAGATCGAAATGAGGTTTGCACCGGTCATCTACCGAAAGGCTACAAAATCGAAGGGAAATTTGCTGTTATAGACAAAGAAGCGGAGCCGGTTATACGGAGATACTTCTCCACATTTTTGGAAACAGGGTCTATAACAAAAGCGATGGACGCAGTACCGGAATTAAAACTTAAATACCAAACAGCCAGCCAAATGTTGGACAACACAGGATACATGGGAGACTGGCACGGGATAAAATTACCCCCGTATTTAACACCGCAGGAATTTCAGCGTGTGCAAGACTTACGCACCAGGGTGACGCGAAAATCCCCTTACAATCGAACGTATATTTTTTCGGGGCTGATAGTCTGTGGAGAATGTGGACGCAGAATGACAGGGCATCCGTCTCCACGGCCAAGCGGGGCGTGCTCTTACTCTTACTATTGTCAAGGGTCTGCCCAGAGGAAAGGATGCAACAACGGTAATTTTACTGTCGAATGGAAAATCGAAGATTACCTCTTGTCGACAATAGACGAGCAGATACAGATCAAATTGCAAGCCAAGCCTCGGCAAGAACCCAAAGTAAACCAAGATGTGCAATTAAAGGCTTTACAAAAAAAACTATCCAAGTTGTCAGAGTTATATATAGACGATATGATTTCAAAGTCGGACTACTCAAAAAAGTATGCAGAACTGACAGCACAAATGGATGAGATTACACAAGTAAAATCACAAAGCCGCGCACCAGAAGAAATTGCAACCTTATTTTCCGCAGGATGGCAAGAAATATACAAACAACTTAACAAAGAAAATAAACAAGCATTTTGGAAACTCAAAATAAAAGAAATCCGGCTATACAAAGACCGCCGGATTGAATTTGATTTTCTGTAAGTACTTAGTTTATATAAACCTTTTCCCAAGGTGCGGTATACCGAGCGTCCGGACGTGGCCACGGCGTGTATCATGGAGGGCGATGTGGTGGTGCTGGTGGACAATTCAGCGTCGGCCCTGCTGCTGCCCACAACGATCCTGCGGTTCAACGAGGAGATCAACGACTACTACTTCCCGCCCCTCATCGGCACGTATCTGCAGATCATACGGACGCTGGTGCTGCTGCTGACCATGTTCATTACACCGCTGTGGTACCTGCTGGTGAAGAACCCGGATACGCTGCACGAGAGCCTGCGTTTCCTTTTGGTACAGGACGAATACTATGTGCCGCTGATCGTGCAGCTGCTGCTGGTGGAGCTGATCATTGACATACTGAAAATCGCGTCGCTGAACACACCGGATGTGCTGAGCAACTCGTTCAGTATGCTGGGTGCGCTGATATTGGGCGACTTCGCGGTGCAGGCCCGGTGGCTGGTACCGGAGGTGCTGGTGTATATGGCCTTTGTGGCGGTGGCCAACTACGCCCAGCACAGCTATGAGATGGGCTACGCCACCAAGCTGTGCCGGATGCTGCTGCTGGTGCTGATCTGGCTGTGGGACTGGTGGGGCTTCGCGGCGGGGATCGCGATCACGCTGACGCTGATCGTGACGGCAAAGCCGCTGGTGGGTAAGGGATACCTGTACCCTCTCATTCCCTTTGACCGGAAGAAGCTGGCCCGTCTGCTGTACCGCCGCCCGGTGACGAAAAAGAACAGCTGA